TCAATACCCCACCGCTATAATGTCCACATTAAATCCCCCGGGACCTGCCTGCCAGATGCTGGCCCCTGTTAATGATTTTGTTTGATGAACAACCGCCACATTTGCTGGCGATTGTGTTTCAGTTGTTACAGTACCGATATCATTCCAGTTAATTGAGATGGAATAGTTCGTTGTTGTAAACGACCGGGGGAAAGTTATGTGTCTTACATTGGTGCCGACAGGAAATCCAAGATAAACACGCTGAATTATCATTCCTCCAGGTAACATAACCCAGTTAGCACCTTCTCCAAAACCAAGGTTTTCGAGAGCTGTTTTCACCGTGCCATCCGATTTGATATCGCCAAACGGATTCTTGCGGCTTAACAGCAGCGCACGAAGCGCGGTAAGCAGCTGGTCGTGCCTCTCCTTCTCCAGGCTGGCACCGGATGCCTCCACCACGCTACAAAGCTCTTCCTGCAACATGTCAAAGTAGTCATCATCCAGATCGGTGGCAGGCGTGCCGGTCTGGGGGTTGCCACGGGTAAAACCGTTCTTACCCGCGCCGAACTTATCCTTCTGCGCGGTTTTCGTGTCTATGCGATGCATGGATTACTCCGGATATTTAAAAATTACGTAGGTATGAGACGGACAGAGTTTGTTAAGCACACATTCGACAACGGTGTCGCCCCAGATACGCAGTGCGGAATCACAGGGATCGCCACATGTCATCCAGGTGGTGTTTGTGGCGGCTGGCATGTTGACCTGCCAGTAATACCGCCATTCCGGCGCATTCACCGCGTCAGTACAGGCCGATGAGCAGGTGAACGTGCTTTTGTCGTATCGCGTGATGGTAGCGTCTGGTCTGCCCAGGGCAGCAAGCTGTGCAAGATAAAAATTCTCGTTGATGCCGCCCGCCAGGTTAACCTTCGCATCCAGCCGTTGCTGACGCTGGCGAAGGGTCTGTGTCCCTGCGGGAATACATTCATCCGGCAGACCGCACAGACGCTCCCAGCGGTTTATCAGTTCGGTGGTGGTGCGCGGATCCAGCTCCCGCATCAGGGCATCCGCACGCTGATGAACGCGGGTTAATGACGGTGCCGCACCGGCAATCGACGGATCGCTGGCTGACCACGCCGGACCGGGGGGCAACAGTGCCGACAACAGACGGATGTAATCATCGTTTGTCACGTCCATGAAATCGTCCCCAGTACCGCCAGTTCATTTTTTGCAATGGAGATATTGTCTGCCGGTGCAAGCAACTGATGGCTGTATTCCCCGTTCGCACCGGAAATCGCCTCACTGATACGCGATACCTTCAGTTCTCCCTGCGGATAACCATCACGCAGCAGGAACGAACGCAACTCCGCGGTGATGGCAGCCCGTATTTCCGGTGTGTCCGGCGTCACGCGGATATGAAAATCCACCGTATGTGCCACCGGCCTGAACACATACAAATCAGAGCCTGCCACCGGGGCCAGTGGCCCGATATGTTGTCTTGCCGCCGTTTCCGTTGATTCTTCCGGAATGGGATTAATCAGGTCACTGCTGGCAATCATCACACCGACAGTTCCCGTTCCCATCCAGTGACGGTATGTCCATGCGCGGGTAATGCCGGGCACTTCTTTAGCCCAGACGACATAGTCCCCGTCAGCCCCGCCCTGCGGCGTCCAGTAATACCGCTCAATGACGCGGGCGCGCCACGTTTCCAGCTCTTCAGTATCAAATCCGCCTGTCAGGGTGTCAGCCACACCGGAAGACGGCAGACCATTCACCGGCGTGACCAGGATTAATGCCGTACCGTCGTCAGCGTTACCGACCGCGCCTGCACTTGAGCAGGCGATCGGCACGCGCAGGACACCACCGGAGCTGGTTGCATCGGCAGTTGCCGTGTACTGAACCAGGTCATCGCGCTGAATAACACTCCCGGCGGTCACCTTCAGGCCATCGCTGACACCTTCCCAGCGCATATACCCGCTGGCAGCCGTGGCCCCCTTGCGCGGACACCGTTTCATCGCAGCATGTCGCGCCAGCCAGGACTCATCGCACAGGTCAGGCAGCATGTTCATTGCCAGATAATCGATGTACCCGTAAACCGTATGCAGCGCCGCCGCATACACCTTTGCCCGCACGTCTTCATCCATGCGCCGGAGCGTGTCGCTGACGTCCAGCCTGGCGAATAAATCGTTACGGAGCATACTGATATTTTCTGCCAGCGTCGGGCGCTGAAATTCACTGTCCGCCATGCGTTATCGCACTCCACAGATCATCAAAAGAAATCATTACCGGTCCGTCACGACGCCAGAGGGTGATACTGTTACCCAGTTCATTAATCCCGGTGCGGCGGATATCCAGATCAATACGGGACACCACGCCGTCATCAATCATCCATTGCAGGCATTCGCGGATATACCCCCTTACCGTCAGCACCAGCTGATTGGTCAGTTTGCTGCGCTGAAGCAGCCACAGTCGGGAGCCGTAACGGTCATTCTGTACCGCAGGCCAGGTATCCCCCCACCATCCCATCGGGACGTCGGCGTTGTCATCAGGCTCCGCCCGCCGCCAGGTAAACAGGGAAATCACCACGGCGCGGGTCAGCGGATCCAGCGGTGCGCTGGCGCAGGTGCGTTTACCGTTCACCGTCAGCCACAGTTCCATCATGCCTCCATCGCTTTATCAGGTTTGTCGGTGTTACTGCCCTGACCGTTCTCTCTGTGACGATGCCCGTTATAGGCAAGCCGCATCGCTGACATGGTGGTGCCGCTGGAGTCGCACAGGTCTTTCACCTGTCCTGTCACTTCCAGGTCCATTTCAAAACGTGCTTTAGGTGAATTGCGAAACGTGATCGTTTTACCTGCACCGTCCACCACGATCCCCTCCCGGGTCAGCGTCACGGACTGCCCCTGATCGTCATAGACAGCCACCTCACCCGTCTGCAGCCCTTTCAGGCGGTAGCGCCGGTCCGACACCGTAACAACCACCGCATGAGAACGGTCACCATCCGGAAACAACACCACCGCTTCCGCACCGCTGTTTGCTCTTGCGGTAAAACCGTAGGGTTCAAGATGTTCAACCCCGGCTTTGGGTTCCCGGCCATTTACCCGTAGCGTGACATTGTCGTTCATTGCACTGGCACCTTCAGAGGGATCACCGGCACAAAGCCGGGATGCGTAATGGCATTACGCCGGATAATGTCCGCGTCACGCGCCGCGTTATCAAACCAGGTCGCCGCCAGCACCAGCGCGGGTAAAACCTCATCCGGTGTGCGCTGAATGATCCGTGCAGACTGTTCAAGGCGCGTGTTGATATCCGCATTCAGATCTGCTTTCACCCGGCGCAGCGCCAGAAACAGCGCATCGCTGGTTGTACGGGACAACTCCTTATCAATTGCCGTATTCAGTGTGTCGCGAATGTCAGTCAGTTCTTCCCACGTCGGCAGGTCAACCGTGTTTTTCACCGCCGGTGCATTGTTCAGTGCCGGATGCGTGACGGAAGGCCAGCCAGTGCTCTGCGCGGGTGTTGTTGCCTGCCCCACTGCGGAATTCTGCATCACCGCGGAAGTTGTTGGCGCAGGCAATCGGGTGACGGCATACGCCGCTTCGCTGATTGCGGTTGTACGAAGGGTGCTGGCAACCACGTTACGCTGCTGCGTCGCCGTGGCGGTGGTTTTACTGTCCGTTTTCCAGACGCCGCGCGGTTGCAGATCGCTGCCGAGGCTGACACCGGAAAGCGTTTTGATCATGGTGACCAGGTCGCTGGCGTTACCATAAAGGCGTTTCCCGGTACGCCACATTTTCTGCACCTGCTCAACGAAATTTTTGCCTGACGATGGCGGCGGCAGAAGTACCGAGATATCCCCCTGCAACAGCCTGGCGGCATCCGATACGGCAGAATCCACCACTTTCATCGCATCAGAAACATACCCCAGCATTATGCTGGCATTACCGATAACGTCGTTCTGCACGAAATCCGCCACACCATCGATACTGAAACCGCTGAAGCTGTCACTGATGCAGTCATCCAGTGCAGAACAGGATGACATCAGCGTCTGCGCCGTCGCCGCACCTGATGTGGGGTAAGAGAGTTCTCCTGCTTCGACAAACTTCAGGTCAAAGCGGACAATACGCCCTTCACTTTTCGATGTGCTGACCCGAACTTCCCCGTCAACACAGACTTTCAGCTCACCGTATGTCGGATGGACAAGCGTGCCGGGACCGGGTTTATTCAGCGCGTCAATCAGGCGATCGCGCTGGTCAAAGCAGTCATCTCCCACCACATAAGCCGTGATGGACGGGCGGAAAGTGACTTTTCCCAGATCTTCGGTACGCGCCCCAGACGGTCGCCTCCACTGCGTCGCGGTTCTCCATCTTCTTCACTTCAGTAATGGCCTTGCGGGTTTTCTTTTTGAAAATACCAAACATCGTGACTTTTCCTTTTAGTGGGTGAGCCTGCGCCCGGGGGTGACCAGCCCACAGAGAAAGTCACACTGACCATCCCGTAAGCTCACCCCTGAAAGGCTCTGTGGTTTTTTTGATGTGCGCCGGACGTGGCGCGGATATAAAAAAGGCCCGCCGCAGCGAGCCTGTTTTCAATGAGTGCAAAATTCAATTATTCTTGAGTAACACTTAAACTCATCTCATTGAATGCAGCCATCCTGTAACCTGCCGGTGTAACACCAAAATAACTCCTGAATACGCTGATAAAATAAGATGTAAAATTATAGCCACACTGAGCAGCGATTCTGTTGATGGCGCAACGAGATTGATTCAACAGCATTGCTGCCATTCTCATTCTCTCTGTAAGCAACAACTCACTGAAACAGGTGCCTTCTTCTTTCAGTCTTTTTTTTAACAAACTTTCACTGATACATAACCGCGAAGACACATCTCTCAGAGTCCAGTTTGCTGCAATGTCCGTACGAAACAATGCACTAAGCCTGTCACTAATATTGCCAATACACGCGGTCAGAAACGACGAAAACATTTTCTCTGATGAGAAAAACGCCAGACACGAAAAGGAAAGCATTTCCGCTAAATTGTCCGTATGAATCTTTTCCTCACAAAGATAATCAATCAGGATGCCCATCAATTCTGCCTTGGGAAAACTCACGCAAAGATATCGTGGTATTTGCCGGACTAAAACTACATCCTGTTTTTCGTCTCCACACAACAGGTAACGGATAATTGTCGATTCACTGAGACTTATTCGCCGAAAACATTCCGAAAAGGGCAATAACGATCCAGCTCCCCCCCTGACAAGAAGTGCACTACCACTTTCCAGAGAGAGCTCTTTTCCTTCAAAGAGCACAACAAACGGGGAATGAACAAAAACAACAGAACAAGCTTCATTCATATCAATTGCCCTGACATTACTGGTCACAAGATAAGTATATATCGATTTACAAAAATACAAGCCGAAAGACCAGTATTCGCAACCACCAGCGCGTTTAACGTCCTGTACCGTTTTTCAGGCATAAAAAAACCCGCTCAGTGGCGGGTTCTTAAATCTTATCAACGGTAGACATACAAAGCCCATCGTTGGAAAAATCTTATCCATATTTTTTGGAAAATGCAAGCATTATGTCGCCATCTTCGGCGAAAATCATTTATCTCGTCACTTTTCTTAATTGCGCCTCAGCATATGCTTCTTCCTGCCAGCACTTTGTAACCAGTTTATCAATGACATCTGCATATCCTTTGTACCACTGATAATCTGTCAGGTCTGGTACCAGCTTCTGGACATGATGCCGCGCCAGTGTGGTTGGTAAACGGCTAAACCGGTTTCCATTGCAACGCCCACAAATCTTATAAACAGGCGTGCCATGAAGCCGGGTCCTTTTTTCATCCAGGACAATACCTTTACCCTTACACCCTCTGCACGCTGTGCTGACTTCTCCCTTACCATGACAATGCTGACATAGTTCCTTCAGCAGGCGCTGGTTTATATCGGCGTTCTCTACTTCCTCAATTTCAGGAAGCGATACGAACACCCCACCAGCAGACTGTGCGACAGCATCCGCAATGTAGTGAGTGCCAGCTGCGCGCTGTAAAACCATTGCCCATCCCAGCGGGAAAATCTGATCGCCATCGGCACGAAGGCGGTTAAATAATGCGCTCTCTGTTACATCCAGCCAGTCAGCAGCTTCAGCGTAACCCCCCGGCAACGCTGCGATAGTTTTTCTGACAGCTTTCACGTACCACTTAGGCTGTTTTTCTACTTTCCAGTGATGCTTACCCACGGCTATCTCCTTAAAACTGTGGTTACTTTTCATCTGATGAATCTTTAATCTTTTGAAAAATATCTGGACGTAATTTTTCTTTTGATATGCCAGTGGTCTTTTCAATGAATATCGAGAGCTTTGCAGGGGGACGCTTTTCTCTGTTCAACCAGTTCCAGACATGTTGTTGCTTTACTAAATGACCGCTGCTGGCTGTGAGCTTCCGAGCCAATTCTGATTGACCACCAGCCAGAGCGATTGCCTCCGATAAGGCTAATTGCTCAGGTGTCATAGCTTTCTCCTTTTTAGGTAGTTAAGTTGTTACGAGTTGCAAGAATACAACATTAACAACTTTTATCACAACTTTTAGGTGTTGGAAAGCTAAAACATAAAGTTGTAACCTCATCAAAAAAGAGAGGGATATGTTGTGAAAACACTGGCAGAACGATTAAAGATAGGTAGAGAGAAAGCTGGCATGAGCCAAGCTCAACTAGCTGAAAAAATTGGACTTTCACAACAATCTGTAGCCAAAATAGAGAATGGCGAAACTCTACAACCGCGCAAAATTAAAGAAATTGCAAAAGTTTTAGGTGTATCACAAAAGTGGTTACAACTTGGTATTGAAGACAACGCATCCATACCTGATCTTGTTGTAAAAGAAGCAGAAAGCACCGCATTAGACCCCGATATTTTCGTAAACATTCCTGTTTTAGATGTCGAGTTATCGGCAGGTAACGGATGTCTGGCTGAAATAGTTGAATCAGCTATTGACTGGTTTCCGTTAAGAAGAGCAGATTTGAGAAAATCTGGCGTATGTGCATCTAATGCCAAGATCGTAAAAATATGGGGGAACAGTTTATTACCGGTTCTCAATAATGGAGATCTTGTTGCCGTTGATATTTCTCAAACCGTTCCTATTCGTGATGGCGATCTTTATGCCGTACGAGATGGTGTATTGCTAAGGGTTAAAATACTTATCAACTTACCTGACGGTGGCTTGATTCTTAGAAGCTTCAACAAAGATGAGTACCCAGATGAAATACTCACCTTTGAAGATAGACGAGCCAGAATTCATGTTATAGGTAGGGTATTCTGGTCATCGCGAACTTGGTAATGCATCGAAAAGCATTTCTTCAGAAATAATTTTAAGTTTTGCACCATTATCATCCCTATAAGATATAGCCTTTTCGATCTTCCTTCCGTGACTTGAGAATTTCCAATCACGGGAGGAAAGCGTCCCAATTACTAAAAAATCCAACTTTTGAGTAATTCCACTACTGATGTTCCCACCAGCATTTTTAATCAAATTTTCAACTACGGCTCTCTTTCCTGCAACAAAAGTGCCTGTAAGACAATAGGTTTTACCCTCTAACTCTATCGAAGCCCCTACATCAATAGGCAGCCTGGTCGCCAAACCATCCACCACCCCACTTTCCAAGTCACATCCTGTGAAGTCTACTAATGCCTTATGTAGAGTTAAACTCTCATCTTCAGTAATAACACCATCTTTAAGAATTTCCTTTACAAGTGCATAAAGTTTTTTTCCTGGGTAGTTGTTCTTCAAAGCTCCATTTTGCTCAAGCCACCAATTAAGATATCTTATTTCTTCTTGAGTTAAGTTCCGATCAGCAATTAATCCTTTACATAGTCCATTAAGTAAATGGACATCTACATCCTTGGAGTAAAAATCAATTTCAGGGATATCAAGAATTTCCCTCTGTATTTGGAGAAGGCTATTTTTAAGGTCATCACGTTCTTCTGATGTGATTATTCCATCCGCAAGAATATCCGACACCCGTGCTGATAGACTTTTTATAACTCCATTATTGATAATCTGCTTTGCTTCAAGTAACCATGTATCTAAGTAAAGAACCTCCTCTTCACGGACAACTCCATCTGCAATGATTCCATCAATGATGCTAATCAAGTTAGCAAATAACTTGTCCCGGTTCTGTGTGTAATTAAAAGCGTAAAGCGCGTCTTCCATACAACCTCCTTTTTTTGATAATCCTTGCACTCCTTGGCTACTCGTTCAAACCACATAAAGTTGTTGACAACATTCAAAACCACAACTAAATTACAACTTAAAGGTGTTAAAACAACGAACAGGCAGGACGCCCACGAAGTAGCCGCCGGTGGCGTATGAATGACCGGATGATTCGTTAAATACTATGTGTAAGAGAGCGCAAATGAACCGTTATTTCACATGCTCGTTTTGTGGCGCAAACGAGCTGCAGGCAAAAAAAATCATCGCCAAAGGCGGAAAAGATGAAGTTGCTATCTGCTCTGAGTGCGTAGTCTTGTGTGTCGGGGCATTAATCAATATCAGCACAACTATTCAGTTCACACCAAATGAGAATGCGCCTTTAGATGCGCGGAAATCTGGAGGTTAAAGAACAAAATGAAAGTCCAGATTTTAAACAATAACTGTGAAGTCGTTTGGTCATACGACATAGCCGCCCCTGTAGATCAGAGCGGCGATAGCTGGACCAATGGGAAACATCAGATTATGGCTGGAGTTGTGTTCTCTTTACGCCGTGCTTTGGAACAGGCTGAAGTATTTCCATCAGACCCTGAATGGAAATGGCCTTTTTCTATTTGTCCAAATTCGGAGAGCACATTTCAGAAAATTGGTCAGAAAGTCGCACTCGAAGAGCATCAGCCAACTGTTTCCTGATTTTTTCAGGTAACTCGTCGGCATCGCAGAAACAACAACGCTCGATCATGTTGAAAGCCGATTCGTAGAACTGTTTCTGCTGAGTGTCGCTGAGACAGGAAAAGAGCGACGTTACGATGATTTTATTAATTGCATTATCAAGTTCTTTTTCATCAAAAGTCATTTGATTTTCCTTTTATGTATACGGGCTTAAAAGGATACCACCGAGCCTGAAGTGGTGAAAAGACAGGCACATAACAGCTAAGTATTTTCAACCAAAGAGAATCCTTAGCGTTGTGGTGAATGCGGCTCAGCGCACGCGGGTTAAGGTTGAGGCTGACAGTCGACCTTCTGTGGATACCCACCCGTCTGGTGTGCAACCTTCGCCAGGCACCGGGAGGCACCCGGCACCACAACTTTATGCTGTGTGTAGTCCTGGCGGTACCAGTTTGTACCCTTGCTTCCGGCTGGTACCGTCCTTTTTACAAAACAGAGAAGAGCATCACCGGACGACGGGCTCATAACCCAATCCATCCGGGCGGCTGCTACCGCAGGTGTTCTTCTCTGTTTTGTGGAGAAACTAATCGGCCTTGCAGGGTCGATATGATGAGGAGCAGCAAAATGGCTAGCGAACGCAGTACTGATGTGCAGGCATTTATCGGGGAGCTGGACGGCGGCGTATTTGAAACCAAAATCGGCGCAGTTCTCAGTGAAGTCGCTTCCGGTGTGATGAACACGAAAACCAAAGGTAAGGTCTCACTCAACCTGGAAATCGAACCATTTGATGAGAACCGTGTGAAAATCAAACACAAACTCTCATATGTTCGCCCGACTAACCGCGGGAAAATTTCCGAAGAAGACACCACCGAAACGCCGATGTATGTCAATCGCGGTGGTCGCCTGACTATTCTGCAGGAAGACCAGGGACAATTACTGACTCTTGCCGGTGAACCTGACGGAAAACTCCGCGCAGCAGGTCATTAATATCGTTCTTAATTAACTGATTATTTATCTCATCACTGAATATCTTTATATAGTGAGGACTTATTATGTCTCAGAACTTAGACGCAACCGCAATTAATCAAATCCATGCCCTTATTTCTGCTCAGGGTGTTAATGAAATTATCAGTAAGATTGGTGCCGATGCTGTGGCATTGCCTGAGAATTTCCGCATTCATGATCTGGAAAAATTTAATTTAAATCGCTTCCGTTTCCGTGGTGCGCTTTCCACTGCCAGCATCGATGACTTTACCCGTTATTCTAAAGATCTTGCAGATGAAGGCACCCGCTGCTTTATCGATGCTGATAATATGCGTGCCGTCAGTGTGCTTAACCTGGGTACTATTGATGAACCAGGTCACGCAGATAACACCGCCACTCTCAAACTGAAAAAGACAGCACCGTTCTCTGCTCTGTTGTCTGTTAATGGCGAGCGTAACTCCCAGAAATCACTGGCAGAATGGATTGAAGACTGGGCCGACTACCTTGTGGGCTTTGATGCTAATGGTGACACCATTCAGGCAACAAAAGCGGCTGCGGCGGTCCGTAAAATCACGATTGAAGCAAACCAGACCGCTGATTTTGAAGATAATGACTTCAGCGGCAAACGCTCCCTGATGGAGTCTGTCGAAGCGAAGACCAAAGACATTATGCCAGTGGCATTTGAATTTAAATGCATTCCGTTTGAAGGTCTGAAAGAACGTCCGTTTAAATTACGCCTCAGCATTATCACTGGCGATCGTCCGGTACTGGTTCTGCGCATTATTCAGCTGGAGGCGGTGCAGGAAGAAATGGCTAACGAATTTCGTGATCTGCTTGTTGAGAAATTCAAGGACAGCAAAGTAGAAACCTTTATTGGTACTTTCACCGCCTGATTTCATTACTGCAAATGCCCCTGCGGGGGCATTTATGGAAACGTAATTTACTCAATAATCGCCGGATGGTGAGGGATTCTTTTTACCAGAATTCAGCGCGGTGCAGCGCATATACGTGGAGAACAAAATGTCATTTATTAAAACTTTTTCCGGGAAGCATTTTTATTATGACAGGATAAATAAAGACGACATCGATATTAACGATATCGCGGTTTCCCTTTCAAATATCTGTCGCTTTGCCGGTCATCTTTCGCACTTCTACAGCGTCGCCCAACATGCGGTTCTTTGCAGCCAGCTGGTGCCGCAGGAATTTGCTTTTGAAGCGTTAATGCATGATGCAACAGAAGCGTATTGCCAGGACATTCCCGCACCACTGAAACGCCTTCTTCCTGACTATAAACAAATGGAAGAAAAAATAGACTCCGTAATCCGTGAGAAATACGGATTACCCCCAGTTATGAGTACGCCCGTGAAATATGCCGATCTCATCATGCTGGCAACCGAACGCCGCGATCTCGGGCTTGATGATGGCTCTTTCTGGCCTGTACTGGAAGGTATCCCGGCAACAGAGATGTTCAACGTGATTCCACTGGCACCGGGCCATGCCTACGGGATGTTTATGGAACGCTTTAACGAGTTATCGGAGTTACGCAAATGCGCATGAATGTTTTCGAAATGGAAGGGTTTCTTCGTGGGAGATGTGTACCGCGAGATCTGAAAGTAAATGAAACAGATTCTGAATACCTGGTGCGTAAATTCGATGCGCTTGAAGCTAAATGTGCAGCACAGGAAAACAAAGTAATACCAGTGTCAACTGAACTGCCACCAGCAAATGAAAGTGTTTTGTTATTCGATGCTAACGGAGAAGGCTGGCTAATTGGTTGGCGTTCTCTCTGGTACACCTGGGGACAAAAAGAAACCGGAGAATGGCAGTGGACATTTCAGGTCGGGGACCTTGAAAACGTCAATATCACTCACTGGGCAGTAATGCCAAAAGCACCGGAGGCTGGAGCATAATGACCACTTTTACCGACAAAGAACTGATTAAAGAAATTAAAGAGCGTATCAGCAGCCTTGACGTGCGAGACGATATTGAGCGCCGTGCTTATGAAATCGCACTCCTATCTCTGGAAGTAGAACCAGATGAACGCGAAGCTTATGAATTATTCATGGAAAAGCGTTTCGGTGACTTAGTAGATCGTCGGAGAGCAAAAAACGGCAATAACGAATACATGGCATGGGATATGACTCTCGGTTGGATCGTCTGGCAGCAACGAGCTGGTATCCATTTTTCAACAATGTCACAGCAAGAGGTGAAATAATGGAGCCATACAGCCTCACACTCGATGAGGCCTGTCATTTTCTCAAGATATCCAGACCGACTGCCATTAACTGGATACGCACAGGGCGTCTTCAGGCAACACGCAAAGATCCCACTAAGAATAAATCTCCTTACCTCACAACACGACAAGCCTGCATTGCGGCTCTTCAGTCTCCGCTGCATACTGTCCAGGTGAGCGCGGGTGATGGCATAACAGAGGAAAGAAAATGTCACTCTTCCGCAGAAGTGAAATATGGTACGCCAGTTTCACATTGCCGAACGGTAAAAGATTTAAACAGTCTCTTGGAACAAAGGACAAAAGGCAGGCGACAGAGCTCCATGACAAGCTAAAGGCTGAAGCATGGCGGGTCAGCAAACTTGGTGAAATACCTGATATGACGTTTGAGGAAGCGTGTGTCAGGTGGCTCGAAGAGAAAGCACATAAGAAATCACTGGACGATGACAAAAGCCGGATCGGATTCTGGCTTCAACATTTCGCAGGGATGCAACTAAGAGACATCACTGAATCAAAAATTTATTCAGCGATGCAGAAAATGACAAACCGGCGTCATGAGGAAAACTGGAAACTCAGGGCAGAAGCATGCAGAAAAAAAGGGAAACCTGTTCCAGAATACACGCCAAAACCAGCGTCCGTTGCAACGAAGGCTACGCATCTTTCATTTATAAAGGCCCTGCTAAGAGCCGCAGAGCGTGAATGGAAAATGCTGGATAAGGCACCAATTCTTAAAGTGCCTCAACCGAAGAATAAACGTATCCGCTGGCTGGAGCCTCATGAAGCACAAAGGCTGATTGATGAATGTCCGGAGCCATTAAAGTCTGTTGTTGAATTTGCACTGGCAACAGGCTTAAGACGCTCGAACATCATCAACCTTGAATGGCAACAAATAGACATGCAGCGCCGGGTGGCATGGATAAACCCGGAAGAGAGTAAATCAAACCGCGCAATTGGCGTTGCGCTGAATGATACTGCATGTCGCGTATTGAAAAAACAAATCGGGAATCATCACCGTTGGGTATTTGTATACAAGGAAAGCTGTACCAAACCAGACGGAACGAAAGCGCCAACGGTCAGGAAGATGCGGTATGACGCAAACACAGCCTGGAAAGCGGCGCTGAGACGAGCAGGTATTGATGATTTCAGATTTCACGACTTGAGACACACCTGGGCAAGTTGGCTGGTTCAAGCCGGAGTCCCGTTGTCAGTGTTACAGGAAATGGGAGGCTGGGAGTCTATCGAAATGGTTCGTCGATATGCTCACCTCGCACCTAATCACCTTACCGAACATGCACGGCAAATAGACTCGATCCTGAACCCATCGGTCCCAAATTTGTCCCAGTCAAAAAATAAGGAAGGTACTAATGATGTGTAACTTATTGATTTAAATGGTGCCGATAATAGGAGTCGAACCTACGACCTTCGCATTACGAATGCGCTGCTCTACCAACTGAGCTATATCGGCCCTGAAAGGACATGTTCACGAACGTGAATCACGGTGGACAAGGTTAAAACTAACCGGGCGATGCGTCAATGGCCTTGTGAATCAAATGGCTACTTTTGCATCACCCGGTTTTATTTACGCACGAATGGTGTAATCACCAATGCCGATCCACTTGTAAGTGGTCAGTGCTTCCAGCCCCATTGGGCCACGCGCGTGGAGTTTTTGTGTGCTTACCGCCACTTCCGCACCCAGACCAAACTGGCCGCCGTCGGTAAAACGCGTAGAGGCGTTAACGTAAACAGCGGACGAATCCACTTCGTTAACAAAACGCTGGGCGTTGCGCATATCGCGGGTCAGGATCGCATCGGAGTGTTGTGTGCCGTGTTCACGAATATGGGCGATGGCATCGTCAAGATCGCTGACGATTTTGACGTTCAAATCTAATGACAGAAACTCATCGTCATACTCTTCGGCTTTAACAGCAACCACCTTCGCAGGGCCTGCCTGCAACTGCGCCAGTGCAGCTGCATCTGCGTGTAATGTCACGCCGCTTTCCGCCATTTGTTTGCTTAATGCGGGCAGGAAGCTATCGGCGATGTTTTTATTCACCAGCAACGTTTCAACCGTATTACATGTGCTCGGACGCTGAGTTTTCGCGTTGACGATCACTTTTAATGCTTCAGCGATCTCTACACTTTCATCAACGTAAATATGGCATACGCCTATACCACCTGTGATCACCGGGATTGTCGACTGTTCACGGCACAGTTTATGCAAACCAGCGCCACCACGCGGGATCAGCATGTCGATGTATTTATCCATACGCAGCATTTCACTGACCAGCGCACGGTCAGGATTATCAATCGCCTGCACGGCACCCGCCGGTAAGCCGCAGGATTTCAGGGCGTCCTGAATCACCGCCACCGTTGCAGCGTTAGTGCGACACGTTTCTTTGCCACCGCGCAGGATCACCGCATTACCGGTTTTCAGGCACAGCGAAGCGACATCAACCGTCACGTTCGGGCGCGCTTCATAAATCACGCCAATAACCCCCAGCGGTACGCGACGACGCTCAAGACGCAGGCCGCTGTCCAGTACGCTGCCATCGATTACCTGCCCCACCGGATCGGCGAGGTTACACACCTGGCGCACATCATCGGCAATGCCTTTCAGCCGTGCGGGCGTCAGTGCCAGACGGTCAAGCATCGCTTCGCCAAGGCCATTGGCACGCGCGTCAGCAACATCCTGGGCGTTAGCGTTGAGGATGATTTCGCTTTGTGCTTCCAGTTCATCGGCGATTTTTTCCAGCACGCGATTTTTTTCGCGGCTGGAGAGTTGCGCTAATTTATACGAGGCTTGCTTCGCGGCAATGCCCATTTGTTCCAGCAT